AAAAGCGGTAGTTAAGGATATTGAAGCGGATGTAAAACGCCTTGGAGATGCTTATCGTATAGCATTGAAAAGGAATTCGTTATCAGCAAATAGCAAGTTAGAAGAATACAATGCTGCCCGCAAAGCTCTTGATGAAGAAAAGGCGGCTTTATTTGGATTAACCCAACAACAAGCCGAAGCGCGTCTTTCCGTAAAGAAACTCCGTGATGAATATACACTTTATAAGAATGATGGGAGACAAGTAGTAGAAACTAACGAAGGTATCGCTATATCTTGGAAAAAAGCATTGGCGGTTATTGGTGGTGCTGGAGTATTAAAGGCATTAGGTTCTGAAATGATTCGTGTTCGTGGAGAATTTCAATCCATGCAGACCGCTATTGAGACTATGGTTGGAAAGGATATGGCAGGGCAACTGATTCCGCAAATCAAGGAGCTGGCTAAGATTTCTCCACTTACTATGTCAGATATGGTTGGAGCAGAAAAGATGATGCTTGGATTTAACATACAAGCAGAAGACACTATCAAATACTTGAAAGCCATTAGTGATATTTCTATGGGGGAATCCAGTAAGTTCAATTCGCTGACTTTGGCATTTTCACAGATGTCAGCAGCGGGTAAACTTATGGGGCAGGATTTGAATCAAATGATAAACGCTGGATTCAACCCGTTACAGATTATCTCCGAAAAGACCGGAAAATCTATCGCAACTTTGAAAGATGAAATGTCCAAAGGTGCTGTTTCCGCTGAAATGGTTCAACAGGCATTCATTGATGCAACTTCCGCAGGTGGTAAGTTCTATAATATGTCTGAGAATGCTTCAAAGACTATCAATGGTCAGTTGTCTATGATGCAGGATGCTTTGGATTCCGTGTTTAACGAATTGGGAACAAAGTCGGAAAGTGTTATCATGGACGGTATTCAAATGACAACTTCGTTGATTCAGAATTATGAAACAGTAGGTAGGATCTTGGCTGGATTAGTGGTTACTTATGGTACATACCGGACCGCAGTGATGCTTGTTACTGCTGCCGAAAGTAAACATACTCTTGTGGAGATTGGACTTACCAATGCCCGTTTATTGGCACGAAAGGCGCAGTTAGCTTTAAACGCTGCAATGCTTACCAATCCTTATGTAGCTTTAACTGTCGTTATCGGTGGGCTTGCTACTGCAATGTGGGCAATGTCTGATAGTGCAACTGCTGCGGCCCGTGCTCAAAAAGAATATAACGGCATTAAAGATGTAGCATTTAAAAAAGAACAGGAACACAAGCTGAAAATCGAAGAATTATTGATGGCTGCTCGTGATGAGAGTTTGGCTACTCTTACTCGGCAAAAATCATTAGAAGAACTTCGTAAAGAATACCCTAAAATTTTCGAACAATACGATATTGAAAAGCTAAAGTTGGAGGATATCTTAAAGTTGAAGCAAAAAATAAACGAAGAAGATTCAAGGCGTTCTGTTCAAGGCAGGAGAGATGATTATAATGCTCTAAAACAAACGATTGCTAACCAACGGAGATATTTGCAGCTATTTGATAATCCCGATTTACGGAAGAATATGTCTGATTCCGATAAAGAAATATGGAAAATGTTTTCTGGTAATCAGTCATACGTACAGGTGCGTGAGCAAATGGAGAAAAACTCTGAACTTTTAAAAAAGTATCAGAAAGACATGTTGGATGATAATATTTCCGCTTACAAATCCAATCTTAAAAACTATTCTAAAGAGAAGCTTGAAGCGGAATTGAAACTTGCTCAATCGTCTGCATCCAAACGCAATGGTTTTGTTGTAAACGGGATGATGGTTAAAGGTGGAGATTTAGAAAGCATTATTTCTTCAATTAATGGAGCGTTGGCTAAAAAGAAATCCCCTACTACTTATAAGCAGGATTATGAGAAAGCGAAGAAAGACTGGGATGATGCTAAGAAGAAACTTTCTGAAATAGAAAAGGATAAATCTAAGTTTACCTCAAAGCAGTATGAAGAGGCTAAGAAACGGGCGGAAACAACTGAAAAAGCCTATAAAAATTTAGGTGGTATTACCGGAAGTTCATTAACCAAGCAGGAAAATCAAGCCAAGAAGGAAGCCGGCAAAAAGTTAAAGCAGCAAGAACAGCTTGCCGAACAACTTCTCTCCCTCCGCCGTAAGAACCAGCAGGATGAAATCAACCTCATGGCTGATGGAACAGAAAAGAAACTGGCTCAGATTGACTTGGACTATCAGAAAGAACTGGATGCCATCCGTAAGCAAGAACAGGAATGGAGCAAGGCTAATGGTGGCAAGCTGACAAAGGAGCAGTCTGTACAAATATCCCTTTCGTATTCGCAGGCAGAAAGTAAGCGTGACAAATCAATTTCCGATTTGAATAAAGAAAAGTTTGAATCCGACAAAAAGGCTTGGCAGGAATACTTCATCGAGTTTGGCAACTATCAAGAGAAACGAAAAAACCTTGTGCAGAAGTATGATGATGAGATAGCCAAGCTGCACACAGATAGTCCTGAATACGCTATCAAGGTAGCCGAAAAGAATCAGGCTGTAGAACAACTGGATGAACAGTTTGGTCACTCCGCAAAGGCAATGGCAGACCTCTTTGAAGACGCTGGCAATAAATCGGTATCCGCCATTCAGACTATTATTGACAAGTATGAAACACTTGTCAAGTACATGTCTGGTACAAAGGAAAGTGACGGAACGAATGTTACACTTGACGAATTGAAAGCACTCGGATTCACTGATAAGGATATTGAAAAGATAGAAAAGGGTGAAATCTCCATAAAGGATGTAACGGATGCAATCAGGGGGCTAAAGGATGAGCTGAAAGGCAAATCACCGTGGCAGGCTTTCGTCTCTGACCTGGAGAAAGGGATAGAAGCCATAAAAAAGGGTGGCAACGATTCCAAGAAAGTCGGTCAAGGCATCACCGATATAGGAAATGCTGTAACGTCTTTTGCTCCTGCGCTGGGTGAGTTCGGCACTAACATTGCCAATATATTCGGTGCCAGCGATTCCGCTATAACAGGAATTACCGATGCTTTAGGGGGATTGGGCACTACAGCTGCCGGTGTCGGTCAAATTATGTCCGGTGACATTGTGGGTGGTGCCATGAGTGCTGTCAGTGGAGTATCATCTGTTGTGTCTGCCCTTGACGGTCTGTTCGGTGCAGACTATTCTTATTATGACGAGATGGTAGAGCAATATAGCCTATTGAACGATATTTGGGATGAACTGATAGACAAAAAGTTGGAATACATCAACACATCTTACGGGGCTGAAGCTAATAAGGTAGGAGAGGAAGCCTTAGAATTGGCGGAAAAAAGTATTGAGAGTTACCGTATTCTTGGTAAAGAAAGACTGAACGCAGGTTCATCAGCCGGTTCCCACTCCATAGGTGTGCGAATTCGCAAGGGAATGTCCGAACAGGGATGGGAAGAAGCACGCAAAGCTCTTAATGACGAACAGTGGTTTAAAGAAATCTCAACCGGAAGAATGGAAAGCCTGTTTGACCTTTCTACCGAACAATTGGAGAGACTTAAATCGGAAGCACCTACTTTTTGGGCTAAATTAGATGAGGATGTTAGAAATTACCTTGATAAAATTATCGATGGGGAAGAACGCATTGAGGAAATTCATAATCAGATAAACGAGCAGCTTACACAAATCACATTCGATGGTGTGTACAGTAACTTTATAGATACCTTAATGGATATGAAAGCATCATCCAAAGATGCTGCCGAAGACATATCGGAATATTTCATGCGAGCTATGCTCTCCGAGCAGGTAGGCGCACTCTATCAGGACAAGCTAAAGAAGTGGTATGAGAAATTCGCAAAGGGTATGGAGGATGGTTCTTTGACGGAATCCGAAAGAAATGCGCTGAATGCTGAGTATATGGGCTACATTGAAGAAGCCATGAAACTGCGTGACGAGCTTGCCGCAGCAACCGGATATGATAAAATTTCGCAAGAATCAACATCGCAGTCAGCTTCATCCAAAGGCTTTCAGGTAATGAGTCAAGATACCGGCGAAGAGTTGAACGGGCGGTTTACTGCTTTACAAATATCCAATGAGGAGATAAAGAACCAAAATACTATTCAATCCCAATCTCTCAATCTTCTTACAGCGAAAGCGGATGCCATCCTATCCATAAATACGGAAACAAGGAATATCGCTGATGATACGCGAGATTTGATAGCACAATCTTATCTTGAATTGGTACAGATTTCGGAAAATACAGGAGCTATTGTAAAACCAATTATTCAAATTCAGAAAGATATGGCAGAAGTGAAAAACAATACATCTAAATTATAAACTATGTCAGATTTATTGATAAATACCCAAGACGCCTACACAACATGGGGGGTAAGAATGGGAGAGGGCTTTCTTGATGTACTTGGGGCATCATCACCCATGAAAGAATTTATAGAAAATAAGTCCCGGTTAGAACATGGAAAACGTGTGATAATCAATAATCCTAAAGTCGATGAAAGGGAAATAACTCTTTCGTTTGCTATCGAGGGTAGTTCTCGGTCCGATTATCAATCAAAGAAAAAAGCTTTCTTCGATGAGCTTTATAAAGGCAAGGTTGATATTCAAGTCCCGGCTAATAGTAGCGAGATTTATCATCTGATTTATCTCGGCAAAAGTATCACTTACGCACAGAGTTTAGACCGAACTTTTGGAAAAATTTCAGCCAAGTTCAACGAACCGAATCCGGCAAACAGAACCTAATTCACGACATTGGTTCTATTGTCGTGTATGTGAGTGCTCAAAATTGGGCACTCTTTTTTTTATCCCCGAACTTTGAAGACATGGAACAAATCGACATCAAAGACATATCCGGTGCTATCCAGCTTACAACTCTGATCAATGAAGGTTGCAAGCGTAAGTTCACTCTGATGAAGGAGGACCACATCATATTAAAGTTCTCCTTGGAGAGTCCCATATATTTCAAACTTGGTTCATACGTGGAGTGCGACTTCGGGCTGTTCGAGGTGTGTGACTTGCAGAAGCCCGCGTTCAACACCGATAACGCAGGCTACGATTACGAATTAAGGCTTGATGCCTATTACTGGAAATGGAAAAACAAAATCTTTAAATATACCCCCGAAGTGTCCGGGCAGGAAGCGTCCTGGAATCTGACTGCCCCGCTTGACGTACAAGCCGGTATAGTCCTTAGAAATTTGAAAGCTCTTGGTTATGCGTATAAAGGTCAGGATTTTGTTTTCTCCATTGACAGCACTGTAGAGAATAAGGCGCTACTGATGACTTATGACAACATCAACATCCTTGACGCCTGTTTTGAGATGGCGAAGAAATGGGATTGCGAATGTTGGGTGACTGAAAACATCATCCATTTCGGACGTTGTGAGTCTGGCGATGCGGTTAACTTTGAAATCGGGGTGAACGTTGTAGAGATGTCACGTTCCGATTCCCAATCGACCTACGCCACCCGAATCTATGCATTCGGCTCAACAAAGAATATCCCATCTGACTACCGCCCCGTTGATGAGACTGTAGTGCTGAACGGCGTTGTGCAAAAACGCTTAATGTTGCCCGACGGAACTCCGTACATAGACGCTTATCCTGATATGACTACCGAGGAAGCCATTGAACAAGTGGTTATCTTCGATGAAGTCTATCCCCGAAGGGTCGGCACCATGTCGGATGTCACAACTATTGAGGTGACAGACAAGGTGGAGAATGAGGACGGCACAACCACCGAGGAAAAATGGAATGCCTACCGCTTCAAGGATACCGGCATTACCTTCTCAAAGGACTATATCCTCCCCGGTGAGGAATTGAAAATCATTTTCCAATCCGGCAAGTTGAATGGTATGGAATTCGCTGTAACATTCGACCCTGACAATAAGAATGAACAACTTTGGGAAATAGTCAGAAATGAGAACTACGGCAGACCGCTTCCGGACGGAGTGCTTATTCCTGAGAATGGGGATACTTATATTCTATCCGGTTGGGACAGTACGAAAATAACCGAACTGGGGCTCGTGGGTGCCGCCGAACAAGAGCTGAAAGGCGAAGCGGAGAAATCTGTAGCCAAATCCAAGATAGACCCTTCTACATATAACTGTAAGATGATGTCGGATGTCGCATACAGTGAGGACGGAGTGCACAATCTCTACGGCATCGGTCAGAAGGTTAACTTAATCAATAAGGCTTATTTTGAGAACGGAAGGCAGTCAAGGGTTATCGGATACGAGTTTAATCTTGACTATCCTTATGATTCTCCGATTTATACAGTAGGGGAGACGGCAGCCTACTCGCGTATAGGGGACCTCGAAGGCAAGATAGAATCTCTTACCCTGAAAGGTCAGACTTATACAGGCTGTTGGGGCAGTGGGGTTTATCTGATTAAAAGAAATGATTCCACACCGGCTACCGACAATAATGCATTCTCGGCTCTGCGCGCGCTCACTGAGTTCATCAGTAAGAAAAAGGATGATGTCGTACAAGGGATTATCACTTTCATGAAAGGCTTGCGTATCGGCAAGTTCGTTACCGGCATGCTCGGCGGACGTGGCGCCTCCATGTGGCTTGATGAAAACGGGAAATCAATCCTTGAAATAGACAGGATTCTTGCCCGTGAAGAGCTGATTGTTCCCAAAATCACATTCAACTGCATTGATGTGATAGCCGGTGACAAAGCAAACACATTTGCCTACGGTACCATTAAGACCGTAGACAGGGAAAAACGCATTGCCACGCTTGACCTGCTGGACGACCAGTGGGGAACGCTGCACGTCAACGACATCTGTCGTGGCGTCTTCCACAATTTGGAAGGCAGCAACGAAGAGCAGACCCTGTTCGACAAGAACGGCTTCATGGGATACTCCGGCTTTGCCACTTCATATTTTACTCCCACCCGGATTGTTGAAAGCAAAGCCGGGCTGATGAGCTTCGAATACAACCTGCAAGTGGGCACCGGCGTACACCCCATGCCCGGGATGAACTTCTTCGCCTACGGCAATTTTACCGACAAGGAGCGTCAGTCCATCACCTACGAGAACCGCTACTACAAGCGTATCCTGGAGGGAGTGGATACCTGGCAGATTGACCCCGACAAACATATCATGTACCAGTCCGGGCTGCTGGACGGCACTACCATCGGCGGCATGGAGATGCACGGTCACGGGACGTTCCAGAAGAACGGTTACATGACCGGCGTGCATATCCAGTTCACTCCCGACCAGGTGGACCAGCTCACTGCATACAGCGTCAACCTGTCCAGCTACGAGGGTGTTGTGACAGTGGACGAAGAGGGCAATATCATCAACGGGGCAAAGACCGTGCAGAATGTGACCGCAGGCGGCAGGAACGTAATAGGCGGAGAAGAGAATGTGGTGGCGACCGGCTTCCGCCTTTCCACCCGCGTGCAGGCTTTCAAGGGCGAAAAGGAACTGGTTTACTCGGAAACCTTGAAAGCCGGCGCGTTCATGGTGTCAATCGAGCCTGTCGGCTGCACTGCGCACGTGGAGAACGGGGTTGTCATTGTGGATGGGCTGACCGACCTTGGCGGCATGAGCATCGGCATCACAGTGAACTGCGAAGGAAACGCATCATTCCTGAAAACCTATACCATCAATGTCAACCAAAACGGATGGAACATCATATCGGCGGACCTGTCAAACGAAATGTGCGCCGTACATTGCGACACCTATGGCAACGTGCTGAACGGACTGCCCTGCACGACTGTTGTCAGCATGTGGTATGGCACGCGCCGGCTTGGATTGGACAGGATAGAAGTGGAAGCGTCTGAGGGTGTCAGTGTATCCAAAGATGTGGAAACAGGCGTGATTACCGTCACCGCTATTCCGGCAGTGCCCGGCAGCAGGGTTATCACCATCCCGGTACGGGCATACGCCACGTTTGCCGGTGAACAATATTCCAAGCCGGTGCAGTTCGGCATCACGAAGCTGACGGACGGGGACCCTGCTGTCATTTACGACCTGCTCCCTTCTGAAAGCTCCATCAAAAAGAATTCGGACGGTTCGTGTTCCGTGTCTTCCATTACGTGCGTGCTCCGCAAGACGGACGGGAAGAATGCGCCTGTACGTGTAACCGTCCTGCCGGATGGTTATGCCATGATGCGTAAGATTGATGACGGGGAAGAGGTTGCCTACGCCATCGGAAGTCCGCTCTCCGTAACGTCTGCCGGCACAAGCATTACATTTTCCCTTTATTGCAACGGACAACCTGTAGACCGTGAAACGATTCCCGTGTTGACAAACGGCGAGGACGGGAAGCCCGGGCAGCCTGGGCATGACGGCGAAGATGGCAAACCCGGTGAAGACGCCTGCTATTATAGCATATCTCCTGCCCAAATGACCATCGGTCAGAAGATAACAGGCTCACTGGACCCTTCATCTTTTGTCTGCACCTGTTACAAGAACAGTAATAATACCCAGGCGGCAGAGTCCGCCCAATGGTACATATACCGGAGTAACGATAACGAATCATGGTCGCAGTATGCCACCGGTTCTTCCTATTCGACCACATTCACGGTCTCCGTGTCCTCTTCGTACAAGTATTATAAGATTGTGGCAAAACCGTTCAGCAACATTGAGTGTGTGGCTTATGCGCAGATAGTATCGGACGGAGAAGATGGGGACCGCGGACCACAGGGTCCGCAAGGTCCTGCCGGCGACCGCGGACCTTCGGGTTCCATGCCGCGCTACCGCGGCACATACAAATCGTCCGAGACTTATGTTTACAACAGCGAATACCGCGATATCGTGATATATAACGGCAATGCCTATATTGTCAAGCCGTACGGATATTCCGGTTCTGCCACCCCCACCAACACCTCTTATTGGGAACAGTCCAACAAGTTCAGCTTCGTGGCGATGGATACCGCCCTGATTGACGGAGCCAACATTGCCGGGTTCATGTTCAAGAGCCAGAAGATGCAGTCGCAGAGCGGCACGCTTACGCTGGATGGAATCAACGGGTCAATTGATGTGAGTAAAGGTACTATCGGCGGGTTTACGATTTCGAATAATTCCTTGTCGGTATCCGGGAACAATGCTTCCATTAAATTCGAGATCAGCGGATATAACTTCCTCCGGCTGAACGACCCTTCAAGCAGCGCATTCTTGGCTGCCCGTGCCGATGGCAGGACGGCGGCAAGTTTCAGCACTTATGGTTCCAGTAATTTGTCCATTGCCTTGGAGCTGCTATGTAACGCCGGCGGCTTCGGGTACGCGTTGAAGTCAAGAGGCAACGCGGAAATTGTTGCACGAAGCGGAGAGTTCGTCCGGATAAACGGATTGGCACTTAATGCGATTGAGGTTTCATCCTCGTATACTGTCAAAAGCAGCGATGATCTGATTGTATGTAAGAATACTTCTTCGATTACTGTCAGCCTGCCTTCTTCCGCAACCATGTGGAAGGGGAAGATTGTATTCATCAAGCCTGCCAATACCGGGAATATAACCATGAGCGGTTCCATACGGGAAGCCAACAACAGAAATCCGGTCGGTTCGACATCGATCAAGGACAACCATTTCCGGGGCTTTATGTATGACGGATATTATTGGAATGAAATGTATTTATCAATTTAAGAAAGAGATTATGAAAATAAATTTTAGAAAATTCCCGATGTATGCAAACATACGCAAGGACATGGTTGTGGAGCGGGACATAGCGGAAGAGTATGCCGATTCCATCTACAGGAACATTCCCGGAATATCGGCGCACGTGCTTGCCGAGAAGATATTTCGCTCCACCGGGGAAACCGAGCTTGACGATACCGAAGTGGACACCATATTAAGCAGCATAGACCTGTTCCCCGGAGTATTTGCCGATTCCATGAAGGATTATATCGGAAAACATAAACAGATACCGCCATGTCGCAAGGGATGAATGATATAGACATAAAGGATTTTACCCCTGTGTCCGGTGTCGGCGGGAATGATAACATACTGCTGGTCCTGTCTTCCGGGGTAAACGGGCGTATATCGGTTGCGCTGTTCAAGGCGGCGGTGTCTGACAGCCTGAAACCTTCCATCCGGGATGGCGTATGGTGGGTGGGAGACATCGGCACCGGAGTAGTCGCAGAGGGCAAGACGCCGGAATTCCGCAAAACAGAGACCGGCATTGAGTACAAGTATATTCCCGACCCCGACACCACATGGCGGCTTTTGGTTGACATAGCCGACATCAAGCTCCGTTTCGAAGACCTGACCGAAGATGAGGTGCGCATGCTTATTCCCCACCTGAAGGATTTTACTCCCGAAGAGATTGCCGAATTGCAACGCCCGGCTGCGGAGATGATCGCGAAGCTGGAGGATACCGACCGCACGGTGTCGTCCAATGAACAAACACGCATCAGCAATGAAAACGCACGAATCGGTAATGAAAACATCCGTAAACGACAGGAGAACGACCGCATATTGTTTGAGAACAAACGTGCCGAAGCGGAAACTGCCCGCGAGAAAGGATTTAAAGAATCCACAAAGAAAGCGGAAGAAGCGGCTGCGGCTGCGCAAAATCAAGCGGATCGCGCACAAGCCTACGCCGACAACCCGGCGAAGATCGGGGGAAACGGCAACTGGTGGGTGTGGGATGAAGAAACCGGCGAATACCGCGACACCGGCACTTTCGCCCGCGGAGATATAATGTTCGCCGCCTTCGACATCGACATAGCCAAGGGGGAACTCGTCTGTACCACCCCTGACAAATATACCGGTCCTGTTTTCACGTTGGATGACGGTGAACTATGTTTAACAATTAACGGATAAAAGGCGATATGGCAAAAACAATATTGGGAAGGGTGACTTTCATCCCGCGCGGGCGATATGCAGAGCCAGAGGAATACAACCGGCTTGACCTTGTGTTCCATTTGGGCAGCTCCTACGTGTGTCTCAAGGACAAGACCAAAGGCGTAACGCCGGGCACAGACGATGCCACATGGATGATAATGGCTGAAAAAGGCGCTGCCGCATGGGGCGATATGACTCCGGAGGAAAAGACCGAGGCGGCATCCGAGCTGGGAAAGGAGCTGTTCGGCTTCGTCCCGGTCCTGCTGACAGAAAACGAGTTTGAAAACCTTGGCGACCGCATAGACCCGGACACCATGTATTACGTATTGGAGGAATAGCGTATGGGAATCGTGGTGAAAGAAAAAGAGGTGCTAGTCATCTACTACGGCTGGCGGGCGGTATCGGCCATCTACAAAGGGGCACGGCTTGTTTGGATGGCTGTAAGAAGCTGCTTCGGCAGCGGATATTGGGACGGGGACAAACCTTGGGACGGGGATGAGTATTGGGACGGTAACAAATAAAACAATGTGAATTATGGCAAAGATAAAACTGGATAAAGAGATTGAAAGCATAGAAGTGCCGTGGAGCACGTCTTCAGAAATGTATAAAGGTTCCCGTGTGGAAGAGTTCATCAAAAAGCAGTTCAAGAGCAAAGCCGGGTATCTGTCCCGGACAACGGACAAGGAAACAGACGGGAACTACCACCTTCGCGGCTTTGCCGACGAGGAACGTTATAATGAATGGAACAGCAACCCGGAAGCATTCGCAACGAACGTCCTGTTTGATATTGCCTTGCCAAGTGGCGACGGGTCGAGTTCGGCAACCAGCTATATCCTGAACCTTGTGAACGGTTCGGAGCGTACCATCATCACGACATCAAGAAAATTGAGTGTCAAGCTCCGTTTTACCTCGCAGGTATTCAACCCTGCCACGCAGCAGACCACCGATACGGGCGAAATGGGCGTACTGACGATACAGACCAAAGTGGAAGGCGCAAGCAACTGGAGCACCAAAGGGACGGTGAAGATTGAATCCTACCCGGCTGATTCATCCGACTGGGTGGAAGTCCCTATCGGCGATTACCTGACGCTCGGGCAGCAATCTGTCCGTATCATCTGCCGCGGTGAGACCACGGAACTGTCAACCACATACGTCAGTTACTCCATCACGGTGACAAGCCTTGCGCTTGACTTTGCCGCCACATGGGAAAATCCTTTTGACGGCGAGCGTATCCCATTGTCTTACTATGTCACCGGCAACATTGCCAAAGACCTTACGGTACGTGTCACCGGTAAGGACTACGACCGGACCTTTACCCGTGCCCTCGGTACGAACGTCTATACGGAAACACCCTATATTCTGGAGATTGACAGCCCCAAGAAGCATGGCGTCTATACCGTCACAGCTTACCTGAGCAGCGGTTCGTCAGTGCAGACCGATGATTTGGTTTCGCAAATCATGGTAGCCGAAGAAGGGGAAACGGGCATATTGATGGCGTTGAACGGCATACAGCGTGACCTGACCAACTGGAATACGGTGAAGTTTTTCGAGTGGGCGGTTTATAATCCATCAGCCGAAACAACGCCCGTGCAATTTCGCCTGATGGATGACAAGCTGCAAGAAGCCTATTTGACGCAGGACATTCCGGCGGCAGCCAACCGCACACGCTATGAACTGAGCGCGATGGTCGAAGTCGAAACGGAAGAAGGCGCAGGTGACACGCTGAACGGGCGCATGCTCTTTTATTCCGGCGATACGGAACTGCGGCAGCAGCTTCTCTTCACCATTGACAACAGCGAAAACTTTTCTCCCACCAAGGGGGCTGATTTCGTGCTGAACCCCAAACAGCGCACCAACACCGAGGAGAATCCGATGCGGATTGTCAACCAGGAAACTGGTGAGGAGGTCCCGTCCGTATGGAAAGGCTTCGAACTATTGACGGACGGATGGCAGACTGACAGTGCCGGAGCCAAATGCCTGCGCGTCCTTGCCGGATGCTCGCTGGATATTGACTACGAGAGCTATTCCGAAACCACCGGACAGACCCAGGAGAGTTCACTGACCATTGAGATTGACTACGCTTCCCGCAACGCGACCGACCTTGCAGAACCGATTATCCGCATGTGCTCCACCTACGCAAGCGACGGACTGCCCTTGGGCTTGGAAATCCGTCCGCAAGAGGCGTACTTCCTGACCACCGGGCACCGTACGCCCACCGACCAGGATGTGATGTTCCAGGAGGACACCCGCACCCATCTGGCTGTAAATATCATTTATAACCTCGGTGGGCATGGTATCAGTTACGTGCGTCTGTTCATCAACGGAATCATCAACCGTGAGTTCGTCTATACCGAAACAGACAAATTCATCCAGCGCGTGAATGGGGTGCTCACCTCGCACGGTATCCGCATCGGCTCGGAAACCTCTGATGTGGATATCTACGGTATCCGCATCTATAAGAAAGCCCTTTCAGCCACTGACATACGGCAGGATTATATGGCAAGTATGACGGAGGTAAGCGAAAAGATTGCGTTCCGCGACAAGAATGACGTATTGTATAATAACCTGATCAACTACGAGCGCGCTTCGCAGAAGTACAACACGATGCTCTGGACCGGCTCACTCCCTTATATCCTTGACCAGGCGAAGAAGAAAGGAGACCTGACGATTAATATTGTAGGCGACCCGTCCCACTCCGGTACGATTAAGGGAATGAGCGTGAAAGGACAGGGTTCGTCATCAAAGAAATATTTCCTGTGGAACCACCAGTACGGCTTTGGCGATTATAATTGGATTGACGGAAACGGAACCGACCGTGGAGCGGCTTACCAATTGACGGATGATGTGCCGCCTGCCACCAAGCTGGTGGCGAAACTGAACTGGGCTTCCTCCCAGCAGAGTCACAAGGCAGGGTCGTGCGACCTGTACCACGAATTGTGGAAAGAAGTGGTTGGCGGTAATTCCATCACGGAAACGGGTGGTTATGAAAAATGCCGTGTATGCGTCAAGCAACTTCCGTTCATGATGTTTGTCCGCGAAAACGAATCGGCTGAACCTGTATTCTACGGCTTGGTAACGTTCGGACCCGGAAAAGGCGACAAGCCGACATTCGGATATGACAAAGAAGTATTTCCCGACTACCTGATGATCGAAGGGTCGGACAACGGTGCCGTACTGACGCTGCACCAGGTACCGTGGAACGAAGACGTTGAGCCATCCATTGACGACGAGGGAGAATTGGAAGGATGGAAGTATAACGGGGTTGTGTCTTGGGATTTTGATTTGGGTAATGAAAAGCAGGTTGGTTATTTCCAAACGGCACATAACTTCATATATCAATGTTCCAACCGCCTGAAAGCGTTTGTGGGGACACTTGCCGAACTACAGGCTGCTGGTGCAGACCTTGAAAAAGACAAGATGTATTGGGTGACGAAGGCTGGAGGCGATGCGCAGCAGTACGACTTGTACCGTTACGACTGGCTTACTTCCACATGGGTGGATGCCGGGGTGAACAAATCAGGTGTTGGCAGTTATGAGAAATTGAACTTACGCACACAGCTCAACGATTACCTTGCCGGGTTCGATGAATCGGAAGCCGTGCAGAACCAGATATGGGAGGAAGTGAACGCGATGTTTATTAACGCACGTGTGGCAATGTTCAAATCCGGTATCGGACAGTATTACAACCTGTCGGATGCCAGATTTACAATGATGGTGATGAAGCTGATTGCCGCCAGTGACAACCGGGCAAAGAACACATACCAATACCTTGACCCGAAGACACACCTGATATGTTTTGCCCAGGACGACATGGATACCATTTTCCTGACCGACAATCTCGGGCGCAAGGACAAGCCCTATTATGTGGAAGAACACGACCTGAACGCAAACGGAAAGAACTATTGGAACGGTGAAGTGAACACGTTCTACAATTTGATGGAATTGGCGTTCCCGGCTGAATTACGCTCAACGATGAAGGCGATATTTTCAGCAATGGCGAAAATCGGCGGTTCGCCTATGGGTTGTTTCGAGAAGTTCTATTTCCGCATCCAAAAGTATTTTCCGGCTGTTGCCTATAACGAGACGGCACGGCTACTCTACGAATACGCAGAGCAAAAAGCAAACGAAGGATTGTATAATCCACCCTCCGTATCGGCTATCTCGCAATCACTCGGAGACCAGTTGCAAGGTGAGATGCAGTACCTGAAGATGCGCACCGTGTATCTTTCCTCGTTCTGCTCGTATGGCGATTTCAGCGTGGCAAGCTCGCAGTCCATATCGTTCCGCAGCCGCTACACAAAAGATGGCAAACAGCCGACTTATACCTTTAACCTGCGTCCGTTCATGTGGATTTATCCGGCGGTGGCTATCGGGCAGTCATTGGGCTTTGGGGCTGACAATGACGGGAAAGCGTACGGACTTCCGCAGCGTGTCAAAGCCGGGGAAAACTATACCATATCATTTATAACGGATAACGACACACCCTGCGCGCTCCTGGCACCGGACTGCTACAGCAGCATCGGCAATTGGGGTGACAAGCCGTTGACCGGGGAATTTGCCCTGTCGGGAAAACGGCTCACGGAGTTTTCCGCCGGACGTGAAGAAGGCATAAAGGTTGTCGAGTTCAACGCTTCCAGCTTTAAGATAAACACGCCAAACCTGAAACGCCTGAACCTGAACGGCGTGGAAGCGTTAGCCGGTATACTGGACCTGTCGAAGCTGACACGTGCCGAAAGCCTTGGTGTGTCGGGAACCGCCCTTTCCACCGTGACGCTTCCCAAGACCGGAAGCCTGGAGAACCTGGAGCTGCCCGCCAAGTTGACCGCGCTGCATTTGGATGATCTGCCCGGATTGAAGACGGCTGGAATCGAAGGCGTAGGCAACCTGCAAACTGTCTACGTCGACCAGAAAGGTGCCGGGGCGTTCAACAGCCGGGCATTCGCCGCGCAGTTGTACACCGGGGCGACCGAAGAGTTAAGCAGCGTGACGTTCAAGTCCGTTGAATGGGAATCCGTCACGGCGGATATGCTTGTGTTCCTGTGTGACAAACAATCTGTCCTGACAGGGTCCATAGCCCTGATGAACGCATCTGGCGACCGGTATATCACGTTTAACGAGAAAATGAAGCTGGTAGGACGCTACGGAGATATTGACAGCACGGATAATCCGCTGTATGTCAGTTATCCCGTCCGTGCCATCAACTCCATATCCATACAAGGCGACAACTACATTTTCACGCTTGGGGAATACACCGGATTCCATATCAGCGTATTGCCTACCAGTGCCAACAACGTGAAAATCGTGGACGGGCATGCTGCGGTCAACTGGTCAATCGAAGATGGAGCCTCGCTTTATGCCGGGTTTACCGATCCTGTAAACGGCGTGCTTCATGTAAAGAAATTGAGCGATGCGGCATTGAAGGAAAGATTCACGGTGACGGTGGAAGTAATCACGATGGACAACAGGGTAATGAAACAGACCAAGCAGGTCGGGTTCTTCAACCGTATACCCGAAATCGGGGACTTCGCCTACGCGGACGGCACATTTGACGATGCCTATGACCCTAGCAAGACACTCGCCGGCGTGGTATTTATGCGAACAAAGAAGAGCGATACCGAGTACGAACTGCGTATAGATGCCGCCGAGGATATCATAATGGTAGATGAAAATACGAATGTTGTAAGTTGGCCATGGGGATTGTACCCGGAGGCTTCCGCCACCAACGGATTTCCACAGGAAATAGAGGATGCCATCCAGAATGCTGCCGGCATTGCTTCAGCGACAGATACCGCAATGCCGAATATAAACAGCACCGGGCTGTCTCAAACGACCGACCCAAATAACGGTAGACCATCTTCCAACTACATCAACGAAGATAACTACTTGGATGATGATACGGATGACGGATATGCCGTACTCACATCAGGTTCTGTCAATGACTTTGACGGGAAGGAGAAAACGGATATCATCATTGAGCACTGCAACCATATCCTGCTGAATTATCTGGACGTCCCATTGCCGGAAACCATGGAAGAGCTTTACAAGGCGATGAAAGAGTTGGCTGCTTCCAATTCCGGTGCAAAAAAGTACTGGCAGTTCTATTATCCGGCAGCATATATGTGCCGGTTGTACGAGCCGAAAGCCGAAGCGGTGCATGAGCAGTACCGCAGCGGCAATTGGTATCTTCCGGCAAATGGTGAATTGGCACGTATCTACAATTTCCACAATTGCAGCCGTGGCTTCAAGATAAACACGACCCCGACAGCGGATTATGCAGATGAACACCCGTCAAGCGAAGCGCGGATGCCGTTATTCGCAAACATGCTGAAACGGGTAAGGGATATCAATGTCGGTGCGAATCCTTTTGCCTTGCACTCCGCCTCGTGGTATTGGTCCAGTACCGAGAGCAGCCGCGGCAACAGTTGGTATGTGAACTTCTCCAGTGGCTACACTAGCTACAGCTTCAAGTCCTACGGTTATAGGGCGCGGGCGGTGGCAGCATTCACTTTTAAACTTTAACCTTTCGGCGCGCTCCTTTTGGAGCGTGCCTTGAAGCAGATTATAATATGAAACAGGAAACAGCAGAAAACAAGGAACAAAAATGCGTTTGTCTTACTGGTGAAGAGATTGCCCGAAGCAACGCCGCGAAAGAGAAACAGAAACGGGGGACCGCCCAGCTTCCTGCCTTTCGTGCGGCAAGCAACCTGATGTTTTCGATAGCGCAAATCATGATGGCTTGCCCTCGAAAACTGAGCCGGTATACCGATTTGATGATTTCCGATATGTCGGAAGTCGGTAAATCGGTTGCCCTTGCCAACGAATCGAGAGGGGAAGAACGGAGCTGGTACATCAGCAATGCAATGTCTTTGCTGTTTGTTATCCGAAATTATTTTGTGATTTTGGAGCGTGTCGGTGTCTTGTCGAAAGACAGGTGCAACAAACTCCGCAGCGAATCTGATAAATTGATTGCGCAGTTGACAGCATGGCGCGATTTCACAAGCCGTCAGGGTTTTAATACTGAGAAGGTATGAATAGTGTACGGCGAAATCCTCTGAATGGGCGTATTACTATGGTGGCAAGCCATAGTAACGAAGATGCAAATACGCAAGAAGTCTCCGCCTCGTGGTATTGGTCCAGTACCGAGAACAGCCGCAACAACAGTTGGTATGTGAACTTCTCCAGTGGCAACACTAGCAACAGCAACAAGTACAACGGTAATAGGGCGCGGGCGGTGGCAGCATACGGAACGGATTTCAAATGTTTCCTGGATACGGTTATCGATGCTTATAAGGACTGCTTACGCGGGAAGATGAGTTCCTGCCAGGCAGTCGAGTATATGCAGATAGCCGAAGAAGACATTGTCTGTTTAGCGATAGAGATGTGGACAGGTGTATATAAGCCGTCCACATCCACCTGTTTTCTTGTAAGATACCCGAAACTGAGGGAAGTGTTTGCTGCCAATTTCCGTGACCGTATCGTGCACCATTGGATATGCCTGCGGCTTGAACCTTTGTTTGAAGAGCGGTTCGAATCGCAGGGGAACGTGTCACATAACTGCCGTAAGGGTTACGGTACCAGAACAGCCGTATTAAGTGCTGTGCAAGGCATGGAGGCTGTTTCCTGCGGCTACCGCAGACCGGCATGGGTGTTCAAGGGCGATTTGGTTTCGTTCTTCATGTCGATAGACCGGGTGTTGCAGCTTGGCATGCTGCTGCGCTTCACGAAAAGGAAATACCATGGTGGGTACAAGGAAATCCTTTTAAGGGTGATACGGGCGGTTGTATTGCACAGCCCGGAAAAGGATTGCGTGTTCAACGGTGATACGACCTTGTGGAGGCAGTTGCCCGAAAACAAATCCCTGCTTCGCAACGGGGAGGGCAAAGGCGGTCCGATAGGCAATCTGACCACGCAGTTGTTTGCCAATTTCCTCATGTCCTTCTTTGACAGTTATGTAATATGGAAGACACGGCGGTTGAACTCCCATTATGTGAGGTTTGTGGACGATTTCCTGTTGGTATGCGACGACCTGAAAGCATTGCAGGGGGTGATACCGGAACTTGAAGCATTTCTTGGCGGGAAATTGCTGTTGAAGCTGCATAAGGACAAGCGGTACCTGCAACCTGTGTCGCACGGGGTTTTATTCGTAGGTGTGTATATCAAGCCCGGAAGATGTTATTTGAGTAACCGCACATTGGCAAGGTTCAAGGAACGTGCCACAGGCTTTAACCGGATGATTGAAACAACCGAGCTGACCGCCAATGATTGCGCCCGCATCCAATCGGTCCTGAATAGCTATCTTGGGTTCTGCAAAGGGCTTAAGACCTACCGCCACAGGAAATGGATATTATCGCTCTTCGGGAGCGGATTCTATAAATACTTTTACATATCAGGTCATTTTGAAAAGGTATGTATCAGGAAGAGGTATAGGAAAATGTATAAAGAGTTGAATTATGTATTACCAAATTAACGCAATCATGGAAAAGAAAAAGTATGAAGAGAAGCCATCGGTAGTGGTGGTTGACAAAGTGGTGGATCAAATCTACACCACTGTGAATTTTGGTATCCGGGAGGTTGAAGGCGGATACGAAGCATACACGGCGACAATGACAGGACACCTGACGGCCGATGAGTTTGTGAAACGAATAAACGGGTATGGATTGAACGAGGAAATGACCACCCAAGAATTGGAAACTATATTTGAAGCTCTTGGGTTTGCAGGCGGTAATGAAACGTCTGTATTCAAAGAGTTCATGTTAAACAAGATTGCTGCTTATGACCGGTCGGAGACTGTCAATTCGTTCATGCTCGCCGGTAATCGTATTTGGCTGGACAAAGCAACCCGTGTCGGACTGGTCAATTCAATTGGCATAGAAAAAGATGCCGGAAAGCCGGAAACCAACCTTTGGTTTGGTGGAGTGAAGTACACTATTCCGGTAGATACCGCATTGCAGATGCTTGCAGCGTTGGAGTTGTATGCCCTGCAATGCTATAATGTAACTGCCGAACATGCGGCGCAGGTCGAACAAATGGAAACAGCAGAGGAAGTGAAGTCCTTCGACTATTCAGCGGGTTATCCAGAACAATTAGTGTTTAATCTTTAAAAATAAAAAGTTATGATTTGGTTAGTGATTTTATCAATGTTGGTGATAGCTGCTTATACGGCAGCGGTATGTGTCAAACAAGGGGGCGTTCCTGCTTCCATCAGTGCCACGTTCTATAAGTTGGAACACAAGCATTGGTTTATGGTAACGACGTGGCTTACCGCCGGGCTGCTGATGCCTGCCATCTTGGAAGTGAGTAAACCGGATACCGAGTTTTTGGCGTTCTTGTCCTGCATAGGTATGCTGATGGTTGGTGCAGCCCCCAACTTCAAGGATGAGTTTGAAGGGAAGGTGCATACCACCGGGGCTATCTTGTGTATCGCAGGCTCTCAGCTGTGGGTTGCCTGTAATTGCCCGTGGTGCCTGACGGTATGGCTTGCCTACATTATTTATACGTTGGCGATGATGCCCCGCCACGTATCGGACAGCATCATAACGGATTTCCTGCGTACCAAGCCGATGTTTTGGATTGAGATAGCCGCGTTGTCAGCTACTTATGCATCCATATTGGTTGCAGGTTTATAATGTCAAAAAATCCCTGCATGCCTTTTCGGACAGCAGGGAAAAACTTATGCAACGACCTCGCCAGGTCTATTGGGTTATGAAAAACACATGCAAAAATAGCAATTATCTCTGGAAAAATCGAACGAATGAGGGAAAATAATGATGGCGGCACTGGTGTTCAATGACTTATGAGGACTTATGATGAAAGCCTCGCCGAAGCAAAAGTGCAGGGAAATGAAAGGTAATGAGGGCGGACAGTTTTCAAATCATTACCCGATAACGAGGTGAGTTTATAGGTCGTTGGAGTTTATTTCTACTCTCTTCCACATTCTGCATAACAATGTACAACTCGCTGATAACTAATTTTGTAACCAAAAAAGATTGGATTATGCGAAGTACATTTAAGGTGCTGTTCTACGTGAATGGCAGTAAGGAGAAAAACGGTATTGTACCCATTATGGGACGAGTGACAATCAATGGCTCGGTGGCTCAGTTTAGTTGCAAGCAGAGCATCTCAAAAACGATGTGGGATGCCAAAGGTAATCGGGCAAAGGGCAAAAGCAAAGAGGCTCGGGACATCAATTTGGCTTTGGATAACATCAAGGCTCAAATCATCAAGCACTATCAACGCTTGTCGGACAGAGAGGCATTTGTAACAGCCGAAATGGTACGCAATGCCTATCAAGGCATAGGAACGGAGTATGAAACATTGCTCGGAGCATTTGATAAAGACAACGAGAGCTTCAAAAAACGTATAGGCATAGACCGTGTAGCGAGTTCTTACAAGGTGCGTGTAAGGTCAAGAAACCATTTGGCAGCGTTCATCAAGAAGTGCTACAAGCGTAGTGATATTGCTATGCTTGAACTTACTCCCGACTTTATCAAGGAGTACGAAATCTATCTCTCTACCGATGCAGGGCTGCACAATGGCAGTGTGTGGTCGCATTGTATGTGGTTGAAGACAATCGTATCAAAGGCTCACTATAACGGACTGACACCGAGAAATCCATTTGCTCAGTATCGGGTTAATCAGAACATCAAGGAGAGGCAATACCTTACCGAAGATGAAATCAAGGCTGTGATGACACACGAGTTTGCGGATAAGAGGTTGGCTTATATCCGAGACCTCTTCGTGTTCGCAAGTTTTACCGCCTTATCATTTGTGGATATTAAGGAACTGACCACTGATGATATTGTAGAGGTAAATGGTGAGAAATGGATATTATCGAAGCGACACAAAACAAAGGTCAATTTCCAAGTGAAGTTGTTGGATATTCCATTGCAGATAATCAGGCGATATGAGAGATTCCAAGAGGACAAACTTGTATTTCCCAATCTCAACTATTGGAACATCTGTAAACCACTGAAAAAGATGATAAAAGAGTGCGGTATTACGAAGGATATTTCCTTCCATTGCACTCGCCATGGGTTCGCTACGCTGGCTCTGAGTAAGGGCGTTCCCATTGAGAGTGTAAGCCGAGTATTGGGGCATACGAACATTACCACGACACAGCGATATGCGAAGATTACCACCGAGAAAATCGACAAGGATTTGACAATGTTCGGCAACAGACTTAATCAATCGTTTAGTGAAATCTCAATAGCAATGTAACTATGGAAAGGTCAACTATAACAATCAACAAAAGCGGAAACGTAAATATCCCAAGCGGTAATGTATGGATGTCAGAAATGGAATTGGTGGATTTGTTCGGGGTGATAGCCCCGACACTACGAGCCGCTATCAGAGCGATATACAAGAGTGGAACATTTAACCCTGCAACTACCCAGCGATGCGATTTAGCCACTCCTGCAAGTTGGGCTACATTTTATAATCTTGAAGTGGTCGTTGCACTTGCATTTAGGCTGAATACATACGAAGCAAGTAAGGTTAGGCAAACAGTGTTGAAGTGTTTATGCCAGCGAAAAGAGAATGGGATTAGTCTGCTTATATCATTGCAAGGTATGGGACAGCAAATCTCTCCCAAAATGAGTTGTTGAATTACAGCTACAAAGGCGAAGCCTTGCTATTCTCACGAACGGCAAGGCTTCTTAGCTAATGTTTTATGTATATATATCTATCAAAGGGATGATAGAGTTTCATTATAGTTCTACAACCGAATAAAGGGTGTAGAACATAATAATTGCTTTAATAAACATTTACACCATCAATTGTTACATTCAATCTTTCTGCTGGCATTGAGTTTTTATTTCCCCAAAGAGTAGTTCCTGTATTGAAACCCTCGTTATTAATCTCATAACCATTAACAGTTGTTCCAGAGACTGTTACATTGTATGTTGGAGTCGCGCCATATGGAGCATCACCTATTTCAATAGCGGCTTTCTTGCTTGTCAAACCTCCATTATCGTTGAAAATGCAACTTTTCACAGTCAAATTGACAGTGTTAGTTCCTTCTTGGTAAAGAAGGAGTGCTTTACCATCTGAGTTAAATGTACATCTGTCAAATTCCATATTTTTTGCTCCCCAAGTCCAAATATTGTAAACATCGCCAGACACATTAAAAGTACATCTCTCAAACTTGCTGTCACCATAAAGTGTGTATGTACCATTGATTACACAATTCTTGTAAGTACCGTTGCAACGAGCATAGCCAATATAAGTTGAGCTGTTTGTTGTTATAGTAATGCTTTCGAAAGTGACTGTAGAACCATCCAAGCCGTAGTCACAATTTTCACCACCAGAACCAACTTTAGTTACAGCGACTTTTACATCTTCAGGAGTACCAGTACCTATAATTGTCAGAGTCTTTCCTTGTGCTGATGATGGTATTACATAGTTACCTTGTATCAAATTTATTGTAGTAGCTCCATCAGAAATTGCATTTGTAATACCTTCGTTGCTTGAAGCAATATAATTGCCATTGGCATCTTTGACAACTCCCTCTGCTATTACTGAAACATTACCGTTTAAATTTACGTTTTGATTCTCGTTGTTAGCAATAATATGAGTATTTACACCGTTTCCGAGAGTATTGTTGATAATGTTTGCAGTATAGTTGCTACCAGGATAAACACTTGAACCCAACTCAACAAAGTTCTCAGAATTATTCACAATATTATTTGAGAATGTGGCTATATTTCCTTCATTAGCAACATACTTCAAAGTATAATCTTTATTGGTATTGAAAGTGCAATTGCTAACTTCCATATTAACATAACCATAAATTTGCATAGCACGAGCATTTGCGTGGTCATTCTGTCCTTCAAAAGTACAATTATTGAACGACAGGGACATAACATTATTTTCAGTTGTCCACCAAGTCATCACACCCGTTTCCCTACCTGAAGTTCCTGCAACAATAAATGTACAATCTTCGAATGTAAGATTACCGCCCCAAGCACCAACACAAGGTGCAATATTTTGTGCTGTTCCTGTGAACCAACCTGCAAGAGTGATTGAATTGTCAAAAGTAATACCTTTCACCTTAACTGTTGAAGGAGTACCGTTTGATTGGTGATCAAGAGCAGCGATAACAACATTAGGACCTGCTGCTTCAAGGGTAAAGTTTTTGCCACTCGCAACTTTAACAACTTCGGTGTATGTGCCGGTTGCCACCTTGATTACATCACCATCATTAACATTATTGACAGCATCTTGGATGGTTGCATAATATACGCCATTGATATTTACAGGCTGAGCTTTACCATTATTGTATTCACCATCATAAATCGGGTCGATTGTGATATTGAATGTAACATCACCTGTCAAAATCTTACCAATAATGTTAGTACGCCAGTTACGCTGAACGGGAACAGCGTTAAGACCTTCGCTAAAGTTGATATTATTACCACTTATAGGAGCAAAAGTGAAATCCAAATCTTCCAACGCAGTCTTTGCGTAACCTGTAGTCTCATCATTGGCCAGTATGTAACTCATTGAGAGGTAAACATAATTCTCCTTTGTGCCGTCCTTATCTAAATCAACATCCAATGTTTCAGGAGTTGCGAACTGTGCAGGAATAATATCAAAACCATACTCGACAGTTTGTTCTCCTCCAACTTCACCTGTAAGCAAATTGATAGATGTTGCAGCATTTTCAATAGTTACCTTTGATTTTTCTATCTCAATTCCTGAAGCCTTAGCTGCATCCCAATCTGTCTGGTAAACACCTACGTTAATCTGAGCAAAAGGACGTTTCAATACAACATCAATTTCAGTATTACCTGTAACAGTAAATGTTTCGGCTTTGAAGAATGCATCACGAGTTTCATCGTTATTAAGGCCGGCATAATCAATAGTTACATTTTTCAAGTCTGTTGTTGTGTAAGCTGTACAGTTTGGATTCTGAGCCCAAAATGCTACTGTATATTGCTGACCTTTAGCTAAGGTAATGGTTACATTTTCAGTAAGACCATTGTCAAAAGCACTATTATCAACAATCTGTCCATTTACATCTGTATTTGCAATTGTTTCAATGAGTTCACCACTGGCATTATAAACTGCATATACCAACTTCTTTGCACCTGTACCGTCACTGATGGCACGGGTAGCGATACCACCTTCGGCTGCAAGCGAGAACGTCACCTGAGCCTCATTTCCTGACTGAACTACATCCAGTTCGTCATTTGAACACGATGTTGCGAACAGCATACCGGCTGCTGCGAACATACCTAAGAATAATTTCTTGTTCATTTCTGAAAATTTTAATTGTTATACAAAATAGTTTTACTTTAATTTCTTGTTTTTAATGTTTTCCGCATTCACTCGGATTGCCGAAACCATTGTCGAGGGCTGTTCCACTTATGCAGAACGGGGATTTATCATCAATCTGTCGTATCCTGCGAGTTGCAGGATGAAAGGTCTTGGAACTGCTCCTTACCTTTTGTGGCTGTTAGTTGGTTTTCTGTCTCTTGTTCGGCTTTTTAACTCGTTATTAGGGTTATACATATTTTGAAATTCTCTTATTCTGCTGTAAATCCTCCTGCTATGTTGCTTCGTTGGTTAGCCTCAATCTCAACCTTTGGGAACTCCACCGTCTTGCTCTTTTCTCCATCGGTCAATGTCAATTCCGCTGCAATCTGCATCGCTGTTGTCGGAGCAAACAGATAGCCCATAGCGAGGTAGTTATATGCTGTGCCATCAGCCGAGAATGTTTCGGTGGTGGTGTCGCTGAAATTCCAAGTGAAATCAACTGTTCCGCTTACAGTATTGGTAAATGGGTGGAAGGTGTCAGGAGCTGACTTTGCTGTAAATGATGCCTGCATCGGTGTTCCCGTAGTTCCCACATTGATTTGAGCCAACGGGCGGACAAGTTCAATGGGGTAACTGTTGCTACCCGTTATGGTAATATCTTCTTCGGTCGCAAAGAATGCATCCGATGCTTCTGCCTCGGAGAATGTTATCGGATTTGGCAGAGTGTTCATCTTGATAGCGGTCAGATCATCTATGTCGTAGATGTTCTGACTGCTGTCATACGCCCAAAAGACAAAGCTGTATGTCTGATTCTGAGCCAATGAGAGGCTTACATCTATTGAAGTACCACTTATAGGAAAAAACTTGCGGTCTATTTCATAATAACTCCAACTTCCTCCGCTGTTGGTATGTTCATCGGAAAAACCCTTTTTGAAAATACCCACCACAAGGGTATTCACCTGTTCAGCTTTGCCGAAAGAGCGTGTACGGGTGTCGGTCGGTAGCATTGCGGTAAAGTTTACTTCCACATCGCCCACATCATGTAAGTCATCGGAACAGGACTGTATGCCAACCACCATAATGGCAAGCATCATCAATATCTGTATGTTATGCAGTAAATTCTTCATTGTTCTTAGCTGTTAGGGAAAAATCAGGTTATGGTCTCCGTCAAAGTCGGGATTGATGGTTACACCTCCCGATGCTTCCGACATCAGGAACATACCCGTCATTATGGTATGGTGGCTTCGCTTCAACGGTACTTCTATCGGCTCGGTCAAGGAGAGTTGTGTACCCTCATTGTCGTAAATGCCTATCTGCACCGTCACTGCCGATTTCTTACCGTTCACAAACACATAGTCAAAACCCATTGAGGCTTCCGAGTCGGAAAGCTTCTTCAAGGTTGACTCGAACATCACTCCCGTAGATGAATCCACGGGCTTGTCGGTGTACATGCTGTATGCGTGTGGCATAAATCCCACATAGTAGAATACTACCTTGTAATCCTCTATATTTACGGCTCTTGTCGGGGTGTCATCTGCCGATGCCGACTTGTTGCCGTTGGCTTTGGAGGCGACACGGACTGATTCCTTGTCGATGAACTCTTCAACATCATTCGTCACGAACTCGAACTTGGCAAGAGGTCGTTGCATCGCCACATTAAGCGTATCAGGCAGACGCTCCATAATATCTGCTACGAGTGAAATATTGTTCGTACCTCTGAAAGCGTCACGATGGTTGGTATTTCCCTTGTGGTCGCCCTGCAACATAATCTCTGCGAAGTTGTCGGCATTGTGGAAATGGGTATCACCGCTTGTCTTCACCAAATCAGACCACACCATTACATTGTAGTTGCCCGGCAGTACATCAAGCGTCACTTCGTGGTCGTAACCTTCGGCAATATCCTTTGTGAATACGAACTCCTGTACATAGTCCTGCATCGTGCGTTGTTTCTCCGATACGGGATAGGAACGGACGATGTAGCGTATCTTACCATAATCCTGATGGTTGTCGTATGTATCACCCAAACCCTGCTCGATGACCGATGCTCCATCGTACAGATGTTCCCACTCGGTCATATCCGTTTCATAATTGAGGCGTAGATGCATTTTTACGAACTCCGGTGTTTCTGGCCATTCGTGAACATCACAGGCTGAGAGAAGCAACAGAGGCATACATATAATAAGGTACAGAATCTTTCTCATCGCTTGCCTCCTTTCTTCTTCAAGTCAAACGAATATGAGAATGATACCGCTGCTTGGTCTATACCCCAATAGGTCTTCTTGATGCTCTCAATCATCAAACCGTCCTTTGTATTCGGTGTGTTGTGGAACTTGTCATAATAACGGGAATAGACACCCGCACCGAGTGAGAACTCCACCCACCAGCGGTTGTTCTTGCTGATAGGCAAGCGATAACCGACACTTACACCACCACCGATGGACGGTGTTTCACGGTTGTGGTCTTGATAGCGGTAGTCACCGTCAAAGGCGAAGTTGTAATAAGCCAGCCCGAAATGTGCTCCTGCAAAGAAACCATCGTTGTTTTCCGACAGCCAATAGCGGAACTCGGGCTGTACGCTGAATGTTCTGAACTTGATGGTGGTCTTGAAATAGTCCCAAGCCGAATAATAAACGGGCAATGTGAACGACCAGTGCTTTGTCAAATCTATTTCCGCTGCAACATTGGCAATGCCCATTCCCAAGCCGATGGCGTTGGTTTTAAGATGCAGTCTGCGAGTCCATTCCTCCACCTCGGGAACAACTGGGGCTCCAATTGCAGTAGTGTCGGGCACAATTTCAACAACTTCAACGATTGGCTCTAACTTAATGGTATCAGGTACAATCACAGGCTCCTGAACGGGAGGAAGTTCCTGCTTGTATGTTACGAATACGGCACTGGCATTTCGCATACGCTCGAAGAAGAGCTTGTGCATCTGTTGCCATACCTTGCCGTTATCCAACTGCTTCAGTTTTACGATACGGTTGTCAATATGGGTATTCGGATGATGATAATCCACCAATAAGGATTCCTCCTCCAATATGGCGATTACTTCATCCTTATATATCAATTCCGAATCCTCAATCTGTGATTTCAGATAATCCCACGGGATGTAGCTGTCATTACGGGTAATGAGGCTGTCGGGAATATCCACCTCCTTGCGGATGAACTTTTCAAGTGCCGAGAGGCGACCTCGTGCCAGCTTGCGGTTGAGTTGGTCACTACCTTCGGGTGATGCCGCTCCACAGAAGGATATTTCCACGATGTTGATTGTACTGTCCTGATGGATATTCCGTAGGAACTCGATGATTTCCTGCATACGGGCGGCATTGTCCGAGTATGCAGAATCTATGACAGTACTGTTCACACGGAAATCAACACAGATTTCCGTGCGGCTCTCTTGCGAATGCGCAATACCCACACCAAACAGCAAGAGAATCAGTGTTATACAATATTTCTTAATGCGCATAAATCAAAATTATAGGTCACTTCTCTTTGGAAGAGTGATTTATGCAGCATATATCTGTTGAAAATAAGCTGTTTAGCAGAATGGGGATAACTTATTCGCTCAACAATCCGCTTTTTGCCCGAACAAAATCAGAATTTTGCGTAACATTTTTTAGTGTAAATTGGTGCCATTTGCCGAAAAATGTGTAATTTTGCAGCGGTAATAACTTCTCTTCCAAAGAGATAAGTTCACTCTTCCAAAGAGACTTTACAATTCGCTCAACAATCCTTCACTTACAGAGATTTCAGAATCATACTGTTCGCCTTATCGATTGCCATCGTGTCCAATGATGCAAGGTAGATGCGTGTTGTCGCTTCTGAATCGTGTCCCATTCCCTCGCTGATAACCGAAATAGGAACATTCTTGCTTTTGGCAATGCTTGCCCAAGCGTGACGGCTCACATACATCGTAAGCGGAACGGACAATCCCAACTGGTTACCGATGACTTTCAGGCTGCGGTTGATATTGTGTGCCGTATAGATGTATTGCTTGCGTTCATCTATTTCACTGAACGGCTTGATGATGGGTAATAGATATTGCGACAGCGGATTATCATACTTCTCCACAATCTCCTGCATACACTTCTCCCATTTGATGAATAGCTGTTGCCCTGTCTTGCGTCTGCGGTACGATAGAATATTGCCGTTCAAATCCTTTTTTCGTAGGTAAGCCATATCTACGAATGACATACCACGAGTGTAAAAACTCAACATAAACATATCTCTGGCAAAATCAAGAGTGGGATTCATCGACAAGTCCAATTCCTTAATACGCTTGACTGCTTTGAGTGGAACGGCTCGCTTTACGGTTTTATCCACACCTGTATAGACGTGCTTGAACGGGTATCGCTGGGTAGTCAATTCCTTTTCAACAGCCCGATTATATACAGCCCGAAGATTACGCATATAGAATGATGAACTGTTGGGGCTTACTCCGCTACGCTTCAAGTAGGCTTCGTATGCCATCATCATATCGGAATCCATATCGTCCAATGCCAAATCCTTATCCTCCCGAAAGCGTCTGAAACTGCTGAGCGTAGCAGCATATGTTTCCGATGTACGTATCTTACCCAATGTTTTCAGATTGGCGATTACACCCTCCATGAATGAGAAGAGATAATTCTCAGGATTGTCCGCTATAAACTCGGCTATTATATCATCAGCGGTATAGTCACATCCGCTATGCTCAAATCCTGAAATAATCTTTTGAAGAGCCTTTACATCCATTCGGATTTTATCGCTTATTTCCGACAGATAACGCTTCCTATCATCGTTGAATCGTGGTAATACCACCTCCGACAAGTGGCTGTTCCACTCATAGCCGTAGAGACGGTAGCCCGTCTTTTGCTGACGGGCTACACGATTATGGATTACTTGATAGAAAATTGTACCTTGTCCGCCATCAACCGTTGATGGTCGGAACTTAATCTTTACTGTTGCCATATCACAATCAGTGTTTTGATTTGTTATTCAGATTAACCTTACTATCGTCCTGCTTGTTCTTGATAGACTTGGCTTTGGATTCTTGCTCCTTAGCAGCCTGCTCTTTAAGTCGTGCTTGCTCGGTGAGGGCGGCTTGTTTGCGAACAGCCTCTTCGTAGGTTTCCACATCTTCACGTATCTGCTCAATCTTTTGGTTGTCTCGGTTGAGTTCAAAAATGTCCTCCAATGTGGCTATCTGTTCAGCCGAAGCATCTCCTTTCATCTTGATGTAGCGGTATTTGAGAGAATCATCATCCCTCTGAACATTCGGTCTTGACAAATGGTATATTGCCGATGCTCCAGCTGCCATAAGGATAATAATCATAGACAGAAGAATCCAAGACTCTTTTGTATAAAGGGCAAACGAGTGTCGTTTCTCGTCAATGTTGTGCTTTACCTTTATCTCATCCATCTTGTCGATAGCCTCTGCAAGTTGTTGTTTTACGCCCTCAAAGTCGGGATGTTCTTTTTTAATCAGAACATCCATTTGATTGAAGATTCTCGCATAATCGTTGAATATTGCTTTGATGAACTTTGTCAATTTTGCATTCGTTTCTTCAAGACGTTCTTTGTTACAACTATCAACGGCAGTCTTAATTTCCTGTACTAATGCAGTGTTATCCTCATTGCGAACAATGGGATTAGCAGCACTTGTTTTAGCCTTCTGCAATTCGATTATACCTATTTCGATTCTCTCCAAGCATCCGTAGATGCCTTCCATAAACGACTCGTGGTCGTTGTGGTTAAAGTTTTTATTACTCATATCAATTTGTTTTAAGTGTGAAAAATTTGTTTGCTTAGAATCTTATTCCTCGATTCTTTTTTCGCTCCTTCTTCTTTTGTTTCTGCCAAGAAGGTGGTTGCTCATCCTCTGGTGGTGCATCCGATGGACTGAATAAGCCCAATCCGTTGCTCTCAATAAGGTTATCCGTAACACTGTAATTATGTCCTACTTCTTGCCTTATTGGTTGCTGTTTAGGCTCAATCTCGGTCTGCATTTTCGGCTTATCCCAACTTAATTGTTCGTTAAGCTTTGAATAGCTGAACTGCCTACCTACATCTGAAGCCTTGAATGTAAGCCCGTCCTTTATGAATCGTAAGCCTTGTATATCGTCCACGGCACGGGTATTCTTTCGCCTGAATGCAAACTCCAAGTGAATGCCTCTGCTTTTCAACTCCTCATTAAATTCCTCCCAAGTTCTGCAATGTTTCAATGCTGCCTTTACTGCATTATGAATCTCATATTTCACCCGTTCGGGGTCGTAGAGTTTATTCACATTGGTCTTGCTCTTATCCTCTGCGTAGGTCAATCCGTATTCATCTTTCAGCCTTTTTGTGGCAATCTCGTTTCGCTTAAAATCGTTCTGCGAAGAGATTACTTTGCCATCGTAGTTTATGCGATTATAGACCAAATGACAATGCGGATTGTCGGTATTATGATGCCTTACCAAGATGAATTGGGTATTCTTAATGCCCATAAGACTCATATATTCTAATGCAATTTTTGCCATAAACTCATCGGTTAATCGTGGTGCATCTTCGGGCTTAAAGCTTAGTGCAATATGCCCTAATGGTTGCTTAATTTTCGGATTTAAGAGGCATTGACAATTGAAACTATCAATCATTTCTCTGTTTGTTCCGAGCAATACACCGTCCGATGTAAGGATTTTGGCATCATCTTTACCCATCACATAGCGTACGCATCCGCCAAAGGATTTGCCCTTCTTGATTTTACCTATCATCGGCACCTCCTTTCTTCGGCTTTGTAATCGCTTAATACCTCTTTCAGCTTGGCAAGCAATTCCATCACTATATTCTTTGTGCGGTAGAATCCCGTCTGATGCGATAGCTTTGTCAGCTGATTGAGGTTGTTTGCCATACCCGTAAGGTTACGGATTACGGCTGCATTCTCAGCCGAATGTTTGGCAACAATTCGGGCATCAAAGGCTGAATCTCGTATGTACTCGGCAAGCGTGCGGTTGGCATTCTTGCTCCTACGGCGTAACATCTCATAGTCGGGCTTTGAGAACTTCACCGTTACCGATTTCGTAAGTCGTTTCAGAGTGCTGACCTGCGGTCTTCCTCTGGGCTTTGTTTTGCTTGATTTTTTATTGTTCATCATCGTACTTTTTTATTCTGTTTTTGATTTTCAATTTGGCTTTTCACAATCTGCGACCATCGGGAGCGGATTGCCTCCACCCGTCGGGGTGGAGCGAGGTTTTCGGGTGCAATGGCGGCTCGTCCGACATTTTTCGGCATCCCGAAAGATAACCTCGCTACACCCCAAGACCGAGGTCTTGCTGCTTCCACCGTCATTGACGGTTTTCGATGGTGTTCATAGTCATTTGGCAGCGCTGTGCAGTGGGGTGGGCATTACGGCATTACATCCCTTTCCAATGCTCAAAATCATCGGCATAGAGTTCGATGTGGTGGCGAACGATGTTCTCCAACAATCCCGACATACTCATTCTGTCCTCACCGATTTTGCAGGCGAACTTATCGAGCATCTTGCGTAACTTACCGCTGATGAATACCGGCTTGCGGTCTTCAATCTTGTAAGGTCGCATAAAGGTGTTGCGGTACTCCTCCAATGAGAGTTTGCGTTGCTTGCTGCTTACCCTGCGTTGAATGGTGGGGGCTGATGGCTGTTCCTCTACGAAATTGGTAAGTGGAACTTCATCAGTTACCTCTGCAACGGAATGTACTGCTTCCGTTTGGACTTGTTCCGCTACTGATGGTAGATGATGTGGCTTGACGCTTTCAATTGAAAAATTCTCCAATGCGGCATCAATACTTTTCTTTCGGCTCTCTTCTACTTGCAAGTTCTGCTCGGGGAAATCCAAGCCTGTCATTTCTTGCAACTCTGTTTTACTTAAAGTCTGTTTTTTACTCATTTTTTGAATGGTTTTGAAAGTTCAACATATGGTCTTTGTGCACAATCTTGACCGATTATCTGCTGCAAAGGAAATATGCATACTATTCTACCACAACTGATTAGGTCTATGTAGGCAATTATGAATTGTATTGCTTTTCAGTCTGATTGAAGATGCGTTCCGACTTCATAATTCTTCCCAAGTTGAACGATAATGAGCGAGTAATGCAGAAAACCTTAAATGAGAGAATTAAGGTCTTAAATTCAATGGCGGATAGACGGGCTTCCAAAGCATCGGAGGTCGGTCTATCTGCCATTCTGCATTCATAGAATAAGCGACCACCTATATCGGCTGTTCGGGGCAAAAGTTTGGCAGACGGATAAGTATCGGTCTGACAAACGTCAATGCTACGGGCAAGTTCCGAGACGGGCGGTCGCTTTGTATATTCCTATATAATATGGATTACAATGTGATGTATGTTTAGAAAGGTATCATCATATACACCTAAAAGTGCCACGACCTGTGCCATATACTGCAACAGGCTCACAAGATGATTGAGGTGTGATTACATATCTATTTCTTTGCACCAAGAAAACGAAATGACGATGAAAAGAGAAACAACAATGATTAAGGATATAATAGGATTTAGTGGTGCTATTTATAACACCGAATATGCAATGATGTGTCAGCCTATGACACGTATAGACACCCCCATTGCAGTATGCTTTTTACTGCTTTTATTTGCAGTGAAGATACGGCAACGGCTAATGGGAATGGCACAAATTACCGATGTGGACGGAGTGGAGAATGACGCCAGAGAGTGCCAAATGAGCGCCACATACTGCCACATCTTCAAAACGCTTGGATTGGAGCTTATGCCGACTATATCTTAGCGGAACAAAAGGTTGAGAATATTAAAAACAAATAAAACGAAAGCGTATGGATTTAATCATTTTTGAGCGTAAGGCATTCGAAGAATTTGCCACGAAGATTGAGCAGTTCATTCTGCGAGTATCGAACTCACCCGTAATAAAGGGTGGAAAGAAGAAGACAAACAATTGGCTCGACCATCAGGATGTTTGTCAGAAACTAAAAATCAGCAAGCGTACATTGCAGACCTTGCGAGATAACGGAACACTTGCCTATACCAAAATCGGCAACCGCACCTACTATCTCCCCGAAGATGTGGATAGCATCGTAACAAAGGTGGAGGATAGACGCAAAGAAGCCAAATGGCGAGGCAGAGAGATTTAACAGAAGTATAACACTAAAACCTATTTGAACAATGTACCAAGAGATGAGAACAAAAGACGATGCGTGGATGCAGTCCATTCACGATAGTATCGACCAGCTGTCGGAAATCATTGACAGCATTCCTAAAGATGGGGTAACACTCCCCAGTGACGATGAATATATGTGCGACAAAGAGGTTGCGTATATGCTCAAAGTCAGCAGAAGAACATTGAGCGAGTATCGCAGTAACGGAACACTCCCTTATTATGTGCTCGGTGGCAAAGTTCTCTACAAGCGTAGTGAAATTGAGCAAGCCTTGAAACGGGAGTATAATGGCACGCACCTGATGAACAACAGCGGATAAACCCTTCTATATTTTTGGAGGGAGCGAAATTTACCGCTTGCCCATATATTCATCTGCCACAAAATAATAGTGCCCCTATGGATAGATACAAGAACAGCATACAAATGGGTTATCAGTGTAAGAACCCTTTTGTATGCTGTCTGTTCGTTTATCTACATTTTCGTCAGTCGCTCATTTCCGTTGCCGTCTGCGGTTTTAAGTACAGGCTTGAAAGGGGAAAGGTTTTCGGGGTGAATACTCTCTGGCGGAGGAAGATTCAGCCCGAAACGGCTTGCCGCCCGACCTTTCAACTTTCAATGAAGTCTGTACTTCCTTTGCAGACGAGCAACGGAAATGGGTGAATGGCGGAATCGGGAAACTCATAATATCGCAGATTGATGATAGACCAAATTCAAATAATCACACCCATACAATGAAATTTTCACCACCTTTTTGCCCATTCATAAAAAAGTTATACCTTTGCAATAGATGAGTTGTACATCAATGCAAATGTTGTAAGTATGTAGAAATCAGAACTGTTGCCAACTCATTACCTCGTCCTTGAACTTTCCGCATAAACTTTTTATTCTTAGCGGATTATGAGATTATTCCAAATATAGCAATTATAATCAGATAAACAATAGACGGAATGGAATTAAATGACTGGTTGGCTATAATCGGGGCTTTCGGGGGATTGGAGGCTGTCCGCTGGGGTGTCACGTTCTGGGTAAACCGCAAGACGAACGCGCGGAAGGAGGATGCGTCCGCCGATTCAATGGAGGATGAGAACGAGCGTAAACAGGTTGATTGGCTGGAAGAACGTATCGCCCAGCGTGACGCCAAGATTGATGCGTTATACGTTGAGCTTCGTAATGAACAGTCTGATAAGCTGGCATGGATTCATAAGTGCCACGAGCTGGAACTGCAATTGAAAGATGCCGAACATAACCGTTGTGACAGGCCCGACAGCGAATGCGGCCGTCGTATTCCACCACGCAGGACTACATTAATTAAAGATAAGGAGGAAAAGAAATGAAGTTTTTTACGATTGCGGAACTCTGCAAGTCAACAACTGCTGACCGCTTGGGTATCAATAACAGATGCAGACAGGAGCATGTGACTGCTCTGACTGCCTTGGTGGACAACGTACTGGACCCGTTACGCACATGGTGGGGAAAGCCTATAACAGTAAACAGTGGCTATCGCTGTCCGGAACTTAATGCAGCTGTCAAGGGAAGCAAGACCTCGCAGCACATGAAGGGGGAAGCTGCTGATATTGACACTGGAGACAGACAGCAAAACAAGCTGTTATTTGAATATATCCGCAAGAACCTGCCCTATGATCAATTGATTGACGAGTCTAACTTCGCTTGGGTGCACGTCAGTTATCGGGCTGACGGGGATAACAGGATGCAAGTTCTTAAGTTGTAGACTATGTTGGTTAGAGTTATGAACTGGGTAAGCCGACATATATTGCTGGCTCCTTTC